TCAAGGACTTTCTTCGGTAGCAGGCTCAGTAGCAGAGGGCTCGGGCTCGACTACCTCGACTGCTACGGAGACCCGCAAGAGCTGTCCTTCGGGGACGAAGGCCTTGATTTGCTTTACAAAGCTCGCCGCGTTGAAGGCTCCGGAGAAGCAGAACGAGAAGTTCTCCAAAGTTATTTTTTTTGTCGGCGCATTCGTGCTGATACCGTAGTCCTCACGGAATCTTTCGAGGTCGTCCTTCGTAGGTTGAAAACCGCGCTTGAAGGAAAAGCCTCTCTTGCTCAGGTAAACACCAACCGCGCCGGCGTTCGCGCCCATAAGCTCGGCAAGTGCCGAAGGTCCGACGCGGTACTTGTCGATAATGTTCTGCACGTAGCTCTTCTGCAAGCCCTCAGGAAGAGCTTTGAACTCTGCGTAGGTGATACGCTTTTTCAGGTTGAGCGTGTAGGTAGGACCGCTCATCTCTCTCATCTCCTTTGCCGTATATTGCGGTAGGCGGCAACCGCTATGCCGAGGGCGCTTCTTAGCGCTCTGGGCTGTTATCGCCTTTTCTCGTACATCTTCTTTGAAGAGGTACTCTTCGTCTCTCATATAAACCTCCCCGGGCAAGCCCCAGACCTCCCGTATCGCGTTTTAGCTCAGGGGCCTTTAGATTTACCCTCTGAAAACTTTGGACGCGATACGGGCCATTCTGGAGTCCTTTTAATCAGCCCTCTCCATAGCGACCTCGCAGATACCGCAAATGAGGCTGAGGTCGGCGGTCGTCTTAACTTCCTGCCCGCAGACCGGGCAAACGTAGCGGTGAGGCTTTTCGCGTTCGGCCTTTGCTTTCTCCTCAGGCATAACGCGGGCGAACGGAACTTCAAGTACAAAGCCGTTGTCTTCGAGGGTCTTCTTGAAGGCCTCGGTCGGATTTGTGTGGGAGAAGCCCACAGTACGGTCGTACCCGATTTCAAGGTCTCTCGCCTCAGCTTCGGCCTTGAAGGTCTTGTTGTGGTAACGGCCCTTCTGACAAGTGTCCTGAATCTCATTCACGAGGCAGTAAAGATGTACCATCTCGTGGCACATCGTCGCGGCCGTGTTAGCGGACGGGCGATTGAGGAACTCGGCGCCGATGTTGATTTCGTACTGGCCGTCATTCTCGCTCTTCCAAATCTTCTTAGTAGAGCAGTGGCCGTAAGCCTTAGGGGTAGACTGAACGGTGATGACCGGTTTCGGCAGCGCGTTGTCGAAGTAGACGCGATTCAGAATGTCGAACAGGCGCTCGAGCTTAGTCACGACGTCCGACATTTTCATAGGCTCGTCGTGGTTGACTTCTGGCTCAGCGGTCTCGCTGACCTCAGCCTCAGGCTCTTCGTAGAGCTTCCAGCGACGGTCATAGCTTGCAGCAGCCATGATACTCGGCTCAGCGTTAGGCTCGTCCACGGGGACGGAGTGAATCTTGCGATTCTCCTCGTCAATGCTCACGACCAGACGGACCTCGTTGGTCTCCTTGTTGATAATCTTCTTGTTAGCGATAATGCTCATATCTTTCATTATGTTTGCCTCCTTTGTAATTCCCAGTGTTTTCCAACTGACAATTATATTTTACCGTGTTCAGTAGAAAAAGGGAGCGCGCAAAACTGCCGGGATTCTGCGAACTTTTCGTTGCAGTTCTACCGCTTTTGGTAAGAAGCTGCCTCCACGGTGTTCTTGAGCAGCATAGCGACGGTCATCGGGCCCACGCCGCCGGGTACCGGAGTAATCGCTGACGCCTTTGCCGCGACCTCCTCAAAAGCAACGTCTCCACAGAGCTTACCGTTCTCGTCCCGGTTAATTCCGACATCGATAACGACCGCCCCCGGCTTAACCATGTCTGCGGTAATAAAGCGGGGCTTACCGACTGCCGAGATAAGTATATCGGCCTGACGAGTATAGCTCGCGAGGTCCTTCGTCTTAGAGTGGCATACGGTAACGGTGGCGTTCGCATGCAGAAGCATAAGGGCAAGTGGCTTGCCTACGATATTGCTGCGCCCGATAATGACGCAGTGCTTCCCGCTTACGTCTCCCAGCAAATGGAGGATTCCGGCCGGAGTGCAGGGCCTGAGACCAGCCTCTCCGGTCAAGAGCTTTCCAATATTATAGGGGTGGAAGCAATCCACGTCTTTCTCCGGCGGTATTGCGCCGAGTACCTTCTTCTCGTCAATGTGTTCCGGGAGAGGAAGCTGAACGAGAATACCGTCCGCCCACGCGCTGAGCCCTGCGATAGACGCGATGACCTCTTTGGTCGACGCCGTAGCCGGCAACCTGCGAGAGCAAGACCGAATACCGACCTCGGCGCAAGCGCGTTCCTTGTTGCGGACATAAACCGAGGAAGCGGGGTTGTCGCCGACCATAATAACGGCGAGCTTTGCGTCAGAGCCTTGCAAAGAAGCCTTCACCTGAGCGGCGATAGCTTTTCCGTCAATAATCATTCGCTTTCCTCCTCAAAAACATCAAGAGGAATGGCGATTTCATCCTCTTCGGTATCATCTACCGCAGCATAGCCAATGCCGTCACATGCGGTAACTAACTGAGCGCAGTCTAAATCTTCACCGACAGCCTCGATAAAGCTGTCTCGGTCGATTTCAGTAACCTTAAAATATCGAGCCATTATTCTTCCTCCTTATCCGGTTTTGTCAGGTCCTCAGGCTGGCAGTCGAGAGCCTGCGCGAGCTTGAGCGCCGTTTTGAGCGTGATATTCTCAGGCTTGATGATACCGACCTCAATATCACGGATTTTCTGGTAGCGGATTCCGCTGACTTTTGCCAGCTCGGTGCGGCTGTAGCCTTTCGCAAGCCGCAAATCTTTAAGTCCCAAAGTGTCATTCTCCTTTCACCGCGGGGCACAAGGCCCCGCGGATTCATAGATTGATGATTAGATATAGAAGCCGAAGCAAACGCCGCCGGCGCCGCCGGCGTAGCTATAGTTCGCGCTGCCGCTGCCGTTCACAACGCAGAAGCTGCTGGAGATGCTCCCATAAGGAGAACGCTCCCACCACCAGCCCGCATCTCCGTCTTCGTCGACCTTGATACGGTTGCGGCGGTCCTTGAAGTACTCGAACTGGAAGCCGCGGTCAGGGTCATTCTCGGTCCAGTCATGTTCACCGAAGACCTCCATCTCGGAGAAGAGCCAGAGCTTGTCCTCCTCTTTGCCGAACTTGCGGGGCTTGATAGCTGCGATAAGCGCGTCAGGGAGCAGCGCGATAACTTCCTCGTTGAGGTAGCGACGCATATCGCAGGCAAGCCAGCCGCCTTCGTTGGTCCACTCCTTATTCATGCGGTGGTAGCCGAGCAGATTCTTCAGCCCGATAACGCCGTCGTCCATGACGACGAACACAACCTCGCGGCCGTCCTTGAGAGTCTCGACGATTTCATCGCCGACCTTGAGCGTACCCGGATTCGCCCAGTTAAAGGCCCGGGTCTCTTTCGTTGTAATAGTTGCCATAATAAAAACCTCCTGAAAAATGTATTTGCTTATAAGAGCGTTCTGCCCTTGAGAAGCCTTCTGATAGTCCACACGTCGGAGCAGTACATCGGCGTAAACCAGTAGTTCTCCAATGAGTCGTCCGAGCGCATGGGCTCGGTAAGTGAGTTGCCTACTTTGATATAACCGGCGACGCCGAGAAGCGAGAGCTGGATATAACACATGTATGCTACGGTGTAATCAACATCCTGCGCGGTCACGAGAATGTGGTTTTGCCAGTTCAGACCGGCCTTGCTTATCTGCTTAGCCGCAGCGTGAACGCCGGCAATCAAAGTAGCGCCGGCACCGCAAGCGCAGTCGTTAATTGAGATATAGCCTTTCGCCTCGATAGTCGGCAGCACGTTGTCGCAAGTCATTTCCGCCATCATTCGGCAAACATCGTAGGGCGTAAAGAACTGCCCGCCGGAGTCATTGCCGAGATTAAGCGCCATAAAGATACTTCCGAGGAAGTCTTGCTCTGGATTCTTCTCGAGAGCAAGGACCACTTCCGCAGCAAGCTGAGGAAAAATCTCTTGCTCCTTCTTGTTGTACTTCTGAATCCGCTTGAGGTAGAGCTCTTCGCGCTTTTCAAAGTGAGACTTGTCGACCGCGTTCGAGATAGCGCAAGCATACATCGTAACGAAGTCCTGCCAGACCTCCCACGGAGTCCAGCGGTATGTAAGCTCTCGGAAGAGCTTTACAAAAGGTTGGTCATCGGTCTTTCCGACTCTTTTTGCCATTGAGTTGCCTCCTTTAATAAAGTAGTGTGCTAAAGTAATCAGCCCGAAAGAAACGCCCTTGCGGGCGAATCTTTCTCAGACGATATTGACCTCGTAAATGAGGTAGTCGGTGAAGTCTGCCGTGCGGTAAAGGTACGGCGAGATTTGCTGCGGACGGTCGGAACGGCTCTCGACAAAGGCTTGCGCCTTTTCTAAAGTCGAGTAGCCCTCCTGACTGACTTTCCCGAGGCTTGCTTCGGGAATCACTTGAACGATGTAAACTTTCATGTTATTGCCTCCTTGTTTTTAATGTCAAGAGGTTACCTTTCGCAGCGCGCTTACCGCTTGAAGCTCGTAAGCTGGGCGGCGCTGTCCGCATTCTGTTTTATCCTCTTGACATTATTTATTATGCCGCGTTTTACTGATTTCGGGAGCGCGCAAAACTGCCGGGATTTTGCGAACTTTCCGTTGTGGTTTTACCGCTTTCAGTCAATCGCGTCGACCTCGCCGGCTCTCATAGCAGCCAGAATCGCGTTGAGCTCGTTTGCGAGGAAGCGGTGACACATGCGCAGCTTCATGTCAAGCTCCTTCTTCGTATACTTGCGGTCGACCGCTTTAAGGTAGTCATACCACGGGGAAAAGTCCGGGTCGAAGAGCATACAATGCGTTTCGTCATAGCAAAGCTCGAATACCTTCTTTACCTCAAAGCATTTACTAAAATGCTCTGCCGACCGGCGAACGGTCCAGTTTGTGGCCTTTACGGCGTCAGCGCACCGCTGCAGAGCGGAGTAGCTGTAGCAAGCGCGTTGGAAATTCATAGAATCGTTACCTCCTTAGGGTTTACTTTCTCGTCTGAACGCGATATAATATATGAACACTCTTAAGCTCAGCCGGTCTTGTGACCGGCCAAGCTCTCGAGCGGACGAGGTTAGTCGTCAGTTACGTATTCAAGGTACTCGGTGTCTGTCGCGAAGAGCATGTACTCTCCGTTTACCAAGCCCATGAATCCGTAGTCGGTGTGATAGCCGTCCATGATTGACCTCCTTTCTGAGCTCTCGTTGCTGGAACAACGGGGGCTCTTTTCTTTGTCAAGGCTTTCCCCTTGACAATTATTATTTTACCGTGTTTGGTAAGAAAAGGGAGCGCGCAAAACTGCCGGGATTCTGCGAACTTTCCGTTGCATTTCTACCGCAAATAGTAAAAGGCCGGAGCCGTCCCACGAAGGAACGACTCCGGCCTTATCTCTTAGGCGAACTGATTTACTTTTTTCTGTACGGCGGCATAGTCATACCCAGCGGCCTCAAGCCGCTTTTTACGCTCCGCACCGTTGCCCCACTTGCCTTGCAGGACCTCCCGAGCGAGCTCGTCTACCGACTTGCCCGCGCCCTCCGCAGTAGTGATGAAGGCCGAAAAGCCCGCGGCTTGCAGCTTCTTCATCATAGCTTCCGCGTTCGCCTTGACCTTGAAGGCCCCGACCTGAATCTTGTAGAGGTCTCCGGCCTTCACCATATAGGTGTCGAAGCCTTTCGCCTTGACCTTAGCCAGCATGGCGTCTGCGTTTGCCTTAGACTTAAAAGCACCCGTCTGGACGCGATACAAGCCCCCAGACGGCTTTTCAGGCGCGGGCTTGATATTCGTACTCCCGAGGCGTTTGTTGACCTCAGAGGCAATCTGGGCGTGCCGTTCGTAGAGGTATGTACCGGGGCAGCTCTTATTCGCAAACCAACGGTGTACGGTCATGTTCTGCTTGTCCGGCTGACCGATAAGAGACTTGTCAGCCTTCCACTTGAGTTCCTTGATTCCGTTACGCTTGCAAATATCGACGAGCAGGTCGATAAGCGCGGCATAGGCCTTCGCATTGACCGCGTAAGGCTCTTTGGTGTCGCTGGCGACCTCAATCGTAATTGCGCGGTTGTCGTTCGCCGCGTTCGAGGAGCACCACGAGCGGTCTTTCTCCTCGACATACATACCGATACGGCCGTCATACCCGATACCGTAGTTGCTGGACGCCTGCCGAGAGGTGGGCGCGAACACGTTGCCGAGGGTCTCGACCGAGCATTGACCGACTACGCAATGGATAGTTACGGTATCGATTTTGTGGTTGCGAGGGCTCGACTTATTCGGCGAGATTTTTGTATAGCTTACGAGCGGGCTGTTACTCATTCTCAATACCTCCTTCTGTCTTAGCGTTCAGGATTGCCACGAACTTAGTAAAGGCCTCCTTGATGTACTTGCAGGCCACGAGTAGCACGGCACCGATGATAATAAGGTCAGCGAAGAGGTCGGAGTACTCCTCGGGAATCGCCCAGCCGACTTGATTTGCGAACAGGGGCAGAGTCGTGATTGCCGTACAGAGCAGCGTCAGGCCGACCACGAAGGTCAGAATCTTAAGGCCGCTCGCAATGAGCTTGTCCTTGTCAAAGGACTCATGCAGAATCTTGATGTTGTACCAGAGCGAAAAGGCGACATTCGCGAGGTACGCGGCGAGGAAGATAAGCATGGCCCAGCCGATGTTGATAAGGTTTTGCAGTACGCTTTCTAACATGTTTTCAGTCCTCCTTTGAATCATTGTATATATCAGGCCCGTACTTCTTACGGAGCTTGATTCGGTTTTCGGCTTTCGCCTTACTGTAGTAGAAGCCGGTCGCGGTAGCGAGCTCGGCAAAGATGGCGGGGATAAGATATGCAAGCGGCGAAGTGTCGCCGGTTTTCCAAACGACGGCTAAAGTAAAGACCGTTACGATACCCGTAGCGGTCCCGACAATGGCGATTATGATTTTGGAAAACTCTCGTTTCTTAGCTCTCATCGGGCGGCGATACCGGCAGCTCTAAAAACTTGTTATGGAGGTCGTCCATAACGCCGTTCACGCCGAGGGAGTGGTACTGCTTCCAGCAGTTCTCGAAGTTTTCCCGGGCGTAGATAGGAGCGAAGCCGCGTTCCTCCCATTTGTTGTAGTCGCTAATCATCTGCGACCTGAGCAAGGCTTGCAGTCCCGCCTTTACCGCAGCCGTGTCCAGAGCGTTCTTCTTGACGAGGGAGTGCAGGTACTTGAAGATGGCCGCAATGAGCGCAGGCACGCCCAGAAGGCAGAGCCATTGATAAACTGTCATTCAGTAACCTCCTCCCAGCCGTAGACCCCCGGCTCCCAAACATTATTTGCGGCAGTACTTACCCAGTGCTTGCCGCTGTGCGCAACCTTATCGCCGAGCGCGTAGGCGTCATGCGCGCCGAGGGGCTGAGACCATTCGGGGTACTCGGCCGTAGGGTCTCCGATTTCCTTCCAAAGACTTGCGGTAGCCGGCGGCGTCCAATCTGCTTGCGAGCTGTGCGCTTGTACGCAGCGGTACAGTTTTCCTTTGTAAGAGCAAATCGCCTTGACTGCATAAGCTACCGGGTATGCCCATTCCGAAAACTGCTCGGCGTGTTCCGTGAGAGTCGCGTCGTCGAGCTGTTCTGTCTCTGCCATTTTCACGAAAACAAGACTCGCAAGCTCCGGAGCCCGTGCTTTTGCGAGGGCGGTTAGATTCGCCTCAGTCGTGTAGAACTCGCCCGCATGGTAGAAGTAGAAGCCGGCGACAACTTCCGCGGGAACACTCTCGACCTCAACGAGGGTATGCCGGTCGCAGAGATACCCGACCTGCTGTGTGGGCCAGAAGGTGTTGGAGTCGTTCGAGTAAATCGCGTCGGCTTTGTCCTGCTCGCTGAGAACGACGACGCCGTTTGCCTGCCTGCGAACATAACAGGGGTGCTCGCAGATTTCGACAATGAGATTTGCCGAGTTTGTGATTAAGTACATAGCGCTTTCCTCCATTCGATTTTATTGTTCGGGTGGAATCCGAACAGTTTCTTAAAATATAGGTCCATGCGCTCGACGGCATGGAAGCTGTTTCCTCGCTTCATGTGCCCGCGCCAGCTCTCATAGGCGCTGCAAATATCCGAGAGCGGAAATACACGCCGGACGAACTTGCCGGCAATTTTCACGACTCTGCCCTCGATATTCCAGAGCTTGAACTTCTTGAGCTTGCGCCGGATTTTCTTAATACTCTCAAAGCTCATTTTGCGAAGAACCTTCCCGGTCTCCGTCAGCTTGAAGCGGATTTGCAGGAACTTGAAGCCCTCGCTGAGCTTCTTGATTTTTGTCTTTTTCGTATTAAGAATAATGCCGAGAGAATCACAGACCTCTTTCATGCGAGTAAGACACTCTTTGAGGTATTCCTTGCTCGGGTGAATCAGATAGCCGTCGTCCATATATCTGGCGTAGCCCTTAATGCCGAGCTTTTCCTTGATGAAGTGGTCGAGCTTATTCGGCAGCATAAGAGCGGCAGTCTGCGAGATTTGACTTCCGAGCCCGTAACCGATGGGCCCGAAATTATCGAGGCACTCGTTCGCGAGAGCCCTGATTCTCACATCATGCACACGCTTTGCCAGCTCACGGCTGACCGGCCAATGCTGCGCGTTGGCGAAGTAGTTGGAGAAGTCGAAGAGAAGAACATAGCCCTCCCGGCCGTACTTCCTGTAATGCCTTTGCAGGTGGCAGGAGAGACGGTTAAGAGCGAAGTCGATTCCTTTGTTCTCGGTACTTGCGCCGTTGTCATAGATGAACGACGGTTTTAAGGTCGGGTTGATGACCTTATCGCAGAGCGTCCTCTGCACGACGCGCTCGCTGATGTGAATGCTCCTGATGTGCCGCATTTTCCCTCGGTCGTAGAGGTCGAACTCGATAAAGCCTCGGCTCTTATACGTCCCGTCAAGAAGCGCGCGCCGAGTTGCAGCCGTATTCGTTACGAGATTGAAGCGGTAAGTCTGCGTGGAGCTTTTCCAGCTAACGCCGCGGCAGCAGATATGCCCGGATTGATATAGGTTTTCATAAGAAAAGACGTCCTCAAAATCTCCGCAGGATTTGCTGAGAGCGAGGCGTCTTTCTTGCCGTTTCTTGACTCGCCTCTGATAGCGAGCCTCGTGTCTTTCTTCGCTTGTCATTAAAAATTGTCCCCTTCGTACAGTGTTGCAGGATTTCACGCGTAAAAGTAACTGCATAGTAGTACCGCCCATGAAACACGGTCCGCGTAAACCGTGCCATGCAAGCAGCGTCCGAGCGACTACATCAAAGGAGTGTTTTAGCCAAAAGGCAGGGTACGAGTCATCCTTCCATAAAGGTACTGATTTCGGCGGTTTCCCGCTTACTACGTCGGACCTGATTCCTTATGGAATCCGAAGCAAACGCCGTTGGTGTTGTTGGCGTTGTTATTGTTCGCGTTGCCGTTGCTGTTCACATTGCAGAAGTTGTTGGAGTTGCTCCCATTAGGAGAACGCTCCCACCACCAGTTCGCAGGACAAGACAACAGTATCATGACAGGACCCGTATATCGGTTAGGGCAGATTCTTAAATCGTTCCTTATCCGATTTCTTTACGCCGGAAATTAGCTTAGCTTCCTCACTGATGAGGGAAGCCCACTCCTCGAGAGAATTATCGAGCCAGCGCAGCTTTTCAGGATTTTGCTTGAGAAGGTCTGCCATAATTCCGAGCTGACCGATAAGCGCCTGAAGTGCGGCATTTGCCTCGATAAGGTGGTCCCGTCGAAGCTGGGCCTCGTGCTGATTTCCGGGAAAAACGCTGTTCGCCATTTTGACCTCATTGTAGACGGTATCGGCGAGAGCGCTTAGCTCCTGAGCGCCGTAGAAGGTGTACCTCTTCGGCATTTTCAGGCAGCATTTTCTTGTATGCACGGCGAGCTTGCGCGCAGTCTCTACGAACTGGACCGAGCTGTCTCCTCGCAGTGCTTTATAAACTGACAT